ATTTCTTTCAGCAATGGAGCAGGGCGTTTTGTTGACAGATAAGCCATAGGATAATCAAGTCCCATAGCTTTGAAAATTGCACGTTGCTCCTGTTCATACATTCTATGAACAATTTCCTTTACTGGATCTATTGTGGAGAATTCTTGGCACTTAACAGCACCAAGAATCCCCTGCACATATGAGATGAAAGTTGACTTACCTGATGTGCCTTTACCACCAATAAGAACTACTACATTTTTCATATTAATCACAACCTCACGATGCTAGTATAATATTTCCTGCTAGTACCACCAGCAGATGCTGTTCCTTGAGTTAACCCTAATGGCTTGAACAATTGCGAGAAAAGCTTCATATTGTCATCTACTAATGTTTCCACATCAATAATAGACAGAATCCATTTAGGAACTTCATCAATAGTTTCAGGAATTGCTATTGTATTAATTCCTTTTCCTCGTTTCTTATTACCATCCTTATCGATATAATCTCCTACTTCATCATCATTCTCAAACAACCATACAACTCTCTCATAGATTTCTGGCCAATTTGCTAAAGGTCCAGCCTCCTGTAGATTCTTAAGCTTTACCTTTACAATAGTAACAGTAGCAGGAAGGTTAATACGATCTTTATCAGGAACAATCTTATTCCAGATATACACAGCTTTATACGATCCGATACTTAATGGATTAGCATATCCATCTGGAGTCTTTACCTTAATAGAACGTTTTAAATATCCCATCTTACCTTCAGCAATCTCTTTGGTAATCTTTTTCTGAAAATCATAGATTGCTCTATATGTATCTTTCAAAGAGGGCTTACCAGATTTAGGTTGCAATAGTTGATTCATTAAAATTTCTTTATAAATGAAATCAGATGTTTCTTTAGATGCAGTAGACTTAAAGAAGTTAACTCCCTTAACATCAAGTACAGGTTCTTTAAATACTACACCTTCCTGACGTAATTGCAGCCCAACATAGGATTTCTTGGCAAATGTAGTAATAACAGTCGAGTAATGAAACTCGTTCTTCATATTGATCTGTGGTCTATCCTCTACAGCAACATTCACAAAACTCAGATAATTAAACAACGTCTGTGTAACAGCTTTTGTAGTTAATACTGCTAATGTATTAACGATACGAAGTTCCATCTGAGTCTTTTCTTCTTTCTTCATCTTGAATAAGCGTCTAGGTAAAATCTCTTCTTCAAAGAAATCTACTATAACACCGAGATGAATAAAGTTACTATCGGTCCTTTATACCCTCGGTTTCCCGATATTTACTAGGGGAGTGGACTATACAATCTTTCGTTAAAACGAAATCTACCGGTGTAGTCTCTGAACTTTCTCCATATCATATTGACTTAGGAGCGTAGCTGCGTTTGGGTAACTTCCATACCCGGTAACCCAATCCATAGAATTTTTATGGTATGTGATTTCTCATTCCGCATTCACGTTTACTGTTTCCAGTTCCGTTGTAGCTTCTATGGCTCTAAGGGCTTCCCCGCAATCTAGGTAGTTTTACATGGACCAAGTCCGATCCATAACAGGCGTTGCTGCTCGAGGTTGATATTTTGTTCGATCTTCATATCTGAATATGGAATGTTTATATCCAACAATTTCCACTATCATATCCGTAAGTGTATTTACTACATCAGATAGTTCTTTCGGAATATCATTTGGATCAATAAACTCAATATCCGAGTATGCTATATCAGATAATAACAAACTTGGATAATTCCATTTCATAAACTCTCGAAGATTCGCTTTATAATATACTCGTAAAATAAGTTCATCATCCAGTTTCTGATAAACTTGTCTCACTTGAGTCTCATTGAAAGCTTCTTCCATACCGAACTTTCTTCTGAATCGTTCTACGAATTCATCTTCACTTGGAATCACTGGAATAATTTCCATAATATCAAATTTCCATGAATCTCTTTCATATGTAATCTGATATACCCAGTTGAAGAATTCATTCATATTAAAGAATTTTACATTATCTGCTAATAGGTTCTCAAAACATTGACATGCTGTACTTAACTGTCCTCTACCAGAAGCAGTAACAGACATAGCTGAATTAAGATTATATAAGAAAGATGAAGCTTGTCCTTCAGCACCATATCCAGAGTTTGCAGCTTTCTTATCGTTTGCCTGTTGAATGTCTTTCACTGCAGCTAAGAAGACATCACCAGCTTCTAATGCTTTAAACTTTTCTTTCTTATGAATCTTACGAGCATCTAACATGCACTCTTTAATGATCTCTACATTTACATTACGTTTCTCGTGCTTAGGAATAAAGAAAACACCAGACTCAGCAATCAATGGTTTCTTGATATCAATCCAATTGATTAATGATTCCAGCGTTAAATCTCCCACAGTGTTCTCATAGCTATTATATAATTGACAGGGTGTATCCTTCATATTATCATCATATATTTTCTCTACCAACTTCTTTAGTTTCCCTCTACTTACATCTGGGTGAGTATATGACATCGCATCTGTCATTCTCTCTACCCACAATTCTTTCATCTTATTCATCATTAAGTTTCCCTTCATTCTTAAAATATATACCATGTTTGTGCATCTTATCTAATAGTTCTACATAAAATGGATTTTTAAGATCATTATTCTCTGCAATAACTTTAAGGTATGCATAATTATCTTCATTCAATTCCATACTAGCAACGAGCTTCCGTGTACATGTGCATAAGTATTCTGCTACTTCAATTGGATAGTTAGCATGATAATAATCATACGGTAAGATTCCCTCAGATCTAAATCTATTAATGATTCGATCTTGTCTCATAGCTCTTGTCTCTGCAAGACCTGATAATAAGTTTATTAGTATATTCAACGGAACCTCTTCTTGACCTAAATACATTCCTATTGCTTCTAAATTTACTGATATTGAATCTGGGTTGTCTGGATATAATTTATTACATAATGTTAATATTTGCTGTAAAGTTCTATAATCATCCATTATCATTACCTCCATTCACTTATACCTTTATTAAATATCAAATAATCATTGAAATTGCTGACATATCTATAAACATGTAAGAGTGTTCTTTATTTGAATATTTGCGCAAATGTTCAATCGAAATCCCATTAAATATAAGGAGGGACATTTATTATGTCTAACATGCTGAATAGCCTCCGTGAGTTTGCTCGTGGGAATATCACCCAGGAAGAACTGAACGAGGCCTACATGACTGATCGTAGAGATTACGAGGCTCTTGATACTGTTGCTTATGAAGATGATCCTGAGTTCGTCAAGGAGTGTAATGAGGCTTGTCTGCCTACGTTCCTGATGATGGAACTTATGGAGAATGCTTACGATATCGATCTGGACGTTATGGATGAGGAAGTCTCCGATGCATTCATGAAGGTTCATGATTATATGGTTGGCCAGGGCCTGATTTCTGAGGCTACCATGAATATCAATAACCCCAAGGTCACTTTCGTTAAGCTGTCCAAGAAGGCTCAGATTCAGAGACTGACTACGATTATTGCTCTGAAGATGGCGAGAAAGAATAAGGACCCGAAATATAAGAAGTACAAATTAGGAAGCTCGATTAAACGTAATAACAGAGATGAGATTATGAAGAAATATGGGCAACGCGCTCAAAAATTGAGTATTAAGCTGTGGAATCAGAATCGTAAGAATAGAAAGTCCAATGCAATTGTGGCTGATAAAAAAGCGCATCAGAAGGCTGCAAAGAAGTAATATTAATAACAATAACACACCAGGGATTTCCCTGGTGTGTTTCTTTCCTTCTCATATATAATATGTATCTATTTCTAAGACAATGTAAATCTAGATATATATTATAATATGGAAGGAGTGAGTTGTATGGCGATTAAAAATATACTTCCTGTACATGAAGGCGCAGATGTAACGTTATATAATGTAATAGAAGCAAGGGGAGTAATAACAGAAAGAATAGTATACCCAACAACCGGAGAGGATAATTATATAGCGCATAATTACCATGATTTATATATCGTTTGGAGAGATGTAGACGGTAATAAAAATGTACAATGTATTGAATGGCCGAAAATGGAAATTTATTACGTAAAAGATAAATACAGAACATTCCTTACCCCTAGAGAATACATAGAAATAGAGAAAGTGCATCCAGTAACGATTACATATGAATCTTGGGAAGTTATTAAGAATATTGTACGGAATATGAAAGAAAGTAACGACATAGTTGCACAAAGCATTTTAAAAGATATAGACGAGGCCAAAGCTACTGGTAATTACTCATTGAAGAAGCAAGCACATAAATGGCCTTATGTATTAATGAGTGATCTGGATCTGGAAACATATTACTGGATCCAGCTTGGATATAATTACAATACAATGCATGGTCATGTAATTGATAAATGCTTTGCGGATATTGAGAATGATATTTATGGTATGAGTACAGCTGAAACTAGACAGAATCTAGATCCAGTGAATGCATGTACATTGATATTTGAATATGATGAGAATGGTCCTAATAAAGGAAAGGGTACACAAGTATATACTTTCCTGTTACGAGATCATAAACGATATCCACAACAAAAAGAATTTGAAGAGAATCTTGGTAAGTTCTATCAGACCTGTCATGATTCATTTGATCATCAGACAGTTATGAAGAAAGGAAAAGAGAAAGTAATAGATACTTATGCTGATTATCATATTGAGTTGTTTAATACAGAAAAAGAACTACTTGAGAAGATCTTTGAACGAATTAATTTAGAGAAACCTGACTTATGTGAGTTCTGGAATATGCCTTACGATATGCCGAAGATGAAAGCACGTATGGAAATACTTGGAATGAATCCAGAACATGTAATGTCAGATGATGACTATTTCCAATTCGATAAACAGTTATGTCGTTTTCATATTGATAACAGACCAATCGATATTGCAAACCGTAATAGTTATATTCGATTAACTAGTACTACGCAATATGTAGATCAGATGCAGCATTATGCTGGTATTCGTAAAGGCCGAAAAGCATATGGTAGTAATAGCTTAGATAACATCGCAAATATTGAACTTGGTATGGGTAAATGGGAATTTGCTGATGGTATTGATGTTACCAATGCTGCGATATTAGATTACTGGAATTTTGTACTATACAATATTCGAGACGTTTGGTGTCAAGTTCTGATCGATCAGGTAACAAATGATAGCATGGCTTTGGTATATGATATGAATCAAATGAATTGTCCATTATATCATTTAGCAAAGCAAACGAAATATCAGAGGTACATTTACTATACTTGGTATTTACGAAAAGGATTCGTTCCTGGTAATAATGTAAATGTAAACTATCGAAGATATGCATCTGAAGATGCTATGTTATCTGAAGAGGATGCGAAAGCCAAGCAAGCACAGCGCAGAGCTATAGATTTATTACAAACTAATGATGGTATGGAAATTGATCCAGATGATATGGATTCAGCTGCTGAAGAAATGGAAGACGATGATGTAAAGAGTTTAGCAGATGTTATTAATGAGAATGTAAATTATGCATTAGCTGATCAAGTAGATATCTTTAGCGATAGTATTAATCGTAAGGTATTATTACAAGGTGGATGTGTAGGAGATCCTGATTACAATATTGCTAATGGAATGGAACTTATTCCAGGCATTAAAAGTAAGCATTTCTTTAGTAATGTAATTGATATGGATTTCAGTTCTGAGTATCCGTGGGCAAAGTTTACTCGATCTCTTAGTAGAAGTACACAATATGGTAGACTAATTATTCCACATAAAGTTAGCGAGTGGCAAAATAAATTGCCATTAGGCAAAGAAAAACGTGCTGAAGATACAAGAAGATATCTTCCTGGTGGTGAATTTGTATCTGACTATTTATCTCAGGATATACTTAGTTTTGGTACAGTGTGGTTCAATCTTCCATTTGTAGAAGATTGCGATAAAATGATTGATAAAATGCTAGAGGAGGATGAGTGATGCAAGTTAAACCTTTTCTAGAGTTGATGAAACGTGCACAGAAATCCAGATATACCGAGTTTGTTATGTCCAATAGAATGATCATGCAATGCTATGATGTGTCTCAAGATTCTGATGCAGGTACACATTATATGCTTCATATTCCAGATACCGATGAATATGAAGATAAGTTTTACAATCAATCTATCATCATTATTCCAGAGAATGTATTGTATATATACAAAATTGGACATGATGAGTTATTAGAAGCAAAAAAGAAGAAAAGTGCAAAACCAAGAGATTGTAAAGAGTTCATCGATGTAGTATATTTTGATGATATGGTAGAATTAACATTTCAGCATATCATCTACGATGAACTTATAGCAAGTAATGATATTGGTTTCCGATATGCTACTGATAATCATCCGAATGTACAGCTAATTACTAAAACTTTAACTGATCTTGAGAACAGAATTAAAGTAAATGGATTAGCTGCAGTTGTAGATGGTTATAAATCTGGATTTTACTATAAAGCAATGAACCATGAACAGATTGCTTATGGTAAGATCAAGCTTGGAGATAGAAAAGTTCGAGTTCCATTATTCAAATCAATGTTAGCTGGAATAAAAGAACCAGAAGACATCAAGCTCAGTATACAGGAAACTAATTTGAAAGATATCTATGTATATACAGTTCAACTTACTAACAAAGGATTGGTTGATCAGTATATATCTTACATATTGAACTTCTAATCAATATAGTTATAAACAGAAAGGAAAAAGAACGCCTTTGAAGGCTAGGCGTTCTTTTTTTTATATTGTTTTGAAATACCCTCTATTTATTTTTGTTATTTATGACTATGGAAAGCGCGTTACCTAAACTGTAATACCCACTCAGGTAACTCATACCTATAGATACTAATAACAGATTCAGGTTCATATACATTAGGGGATGGATATGAAACATTACCTGCATTACAATAGAAGGTATTCAATTCAGCATCCACGTCTGGTTTGCTAAAGAAATCTTTATTGATTTTATCTTGGTATTGCTCCCAAGTCATCTTGGCATTTCTCCTTTCTGTTTGAAAAGTAAATAACCCCTCCCTAAATGGGAGGGGTTATTTCTTGCCTTCATGTATATAATATATATTCAGAACTTACGTTGTTCCATATTCGCCAGTTTTAATATCACCAATGTATTTAGTATTCTTTCCTTCACGAATAAGATTTACCAATCTCATATTTACATACATATTAATTGTGTAAATTCTATTCGGTACAGGATTAATCAATGTAAGTATTCCATCATTATTTAAGATAGAAGGAGCTTCTTGTAATGCTCCATTCAGATGAGCTTTTACAATCACCAATTCTTCCAATTTGCCCGATTTTCGAATAAATTCCATGATCGTCGAGTGGATATCCGGATAGTCCTTCGCAATCACCGATTTCGTATCGAAGTGGTTGTCATCCCCCTCGTTAAGCATGATATCGACCTTATTTGTGATACTATAGACATCAGAGTCACGTTCGATAGTCATTGGCCAGTTAGGATTATCAGCAAGATGAGGAGGAATGAAACTAACCTGTTCAGGATCAGGAGTTACATGAGTATCATACTTAGGTACTAATTGTTCAGGAAGCAAGAAGATATATTCAGCAGGAAGATCCGCAATAAAGTAGAAACTATCGGTAATACGAGCACCCCATTCAATCGCACCAGAGGTTTCCGGAGAATCTTTAGATGGGGTCATATTCGGAACTTCTACCTGAATGTTCATCTCACGATTGAAGAAATACATATAATTTCCATTTGGCGTAAGCCTACGTATAATAGGATACTCAGAGATAGAATTCAAATAATTTAGAAAATCATCACTTCTATAATCCATTCCGTGGAATCCAGCAATGTTTGTAATGTATCGAATTGGAATCAGATGAGGTACTACTCGAGGTAATAAGAATTTAGAATTATGTCTGATATCCATTAACATCTTAGTATAGGTATTTAATTGTCTATCTAAAGTTTGTTCCATAATCATAACGTTGAAACCAAAACGAAATCTATTACGACGGAACATCAATTCACACATATCGTCATGTAAAATATGATTGGAATACAAAACTTTAGCACCAATACGATCATTAATGGGATCATAGTTATTATATCGATTAATCATATTCTGCATAAAGATAGAATCTTCTACTGGTTCAATCTCCTCAGGATCAATTACCAAGAATGGTTTATCCTTCTTATAAATCTGCTTCATGAAAGACTTATACTCAGCAAAGGTAGATTGTGTTTTAATACGAACGAAAGTAAAGTAACTAGGTGGGAAAAATGAACGAAACCATTCATCGAAAATGGCTACTACATTTGCTAAGTTGTATGATGTCTTTTGGACCTGATTATCATAAATCATAGACTGAGGATTTATAGGATCGGCAATTGGGTAAACTCGTTCCCAACAGCCAGGATCATCTCTGAAATCAGCAGGAGAAATAACTTCAAGGGCCATGATATCTTACCTCCTTCTTTATATAAAAATGTCTCGGTTATACAAAAAAGAAGACCCGGGGTTACCGGGCCTTCTTGAACTTAGGCAGGTTACCCAGCCAGAAACATCTGGCTAAGCAACCACCTGCACATACGGAACACACTGCCAGATATTTCCAACACATTTCCATATTAAACGGACAAAGGCGATCGACAGCCGCAATCGCCAAGATTGTAAAGCAGAATGCAAGGAATCCGTAGATTCTACATTCTTTCGCGGCTTTCTGTTCATTTAATTTCTTCATGATATAGATCCTCCTAGATCTTTATTGTTTTTATTCTACAAATATAGTATGTATTTATATATTCTTACATTCCGGAAATTAAAATACTCCTCCCTATATAGGGAGGAGTATTGATATTATTAAGATGCGTACATATCGGGGAAGTTTGGTTTAATTTCATATGTAAAATTGTTATTATTTTTCTTGTGTCTCTTTTTTGTTTCTTTTACTCGAGTGTTAAATTCTTTAGTATATTCATTCATTTGTTTACGAGTTTTATCCCCACGAAGAATAATCGTCACATAAAAAATATATTCTCCAGTAGCTAAATAAATTTCAGTAATAACTTGATATGCCCACCATTTGAATATCTTATTAAGAAATCTTAATGGCCATATCTGAAGTATGTGATATATAGTAATCCATATCATTTTTAATTTTACATCATCTGCATGTATATGCTCATTCATTATTCTCATATCAGTATTGATATCATGTCGTAATTCATTGAAAACTCTAGCTGTTTCATCACCAAGATTATCTATTTTATTTTCAAATTTAATATCAAGAGAATTTATAGACCCATCAATTCTACCAATATCACCTTTTAATTTATCTACATCTTGTTCTAATATATCGAACTTATTTACCATTACAGGTTCAGCCATTTTAGAATATGCTAGTGTTCGTGTTCCATCTGAAAACTTGTCCCCGTATTTGTTGATTGTTTCGTCGGTAACGGCCATATTGTATTACTCCCTTCTTTATATGTATAGCTTCCAGTTCCTGTACTAGTTGTAACTATTTTAGGTCCACTATTGTAATGTGGGCATGTTTCCCAACACATACAACCAGATGTCAATTGAGGTACATCTAATGGACATATAAGATTATAGCAGATCTTTGCGTTGTATGGATTTGATATCATATGTAGCTTCATACCTTTCTGTGATAACTGATGTAGTATTACTATCAGCTTCTTCATAATGTTTACAAGCTTTTGAATCTGGACATTTCTGTCCATTATTATAGAATATTGGACAACTTACTAATTCAAATGCGGGTTTAAACATACATCCCATATAATTCCCTCCAAGAAAAATAAACTACTCCGACATTAATCTCATGTCGGAGTAGTTATAATTAATTACCAGTTCTCATTTTCATACCAGCTAGCAGGATTTTTGCTCTCAACGTACCCATCTGGATATTGGATCCAGAGACCATAGCGTCTCCTAGAGATGGGACTTTTTACCGCTTTCTCTCTAAGCATCTCAAGTTCATCTAAGAAATTCTGAACATATTCAAGCTTAGATTTAGTAGTTTGATCTGCAGGATTCTTCTTGTATTTCTTCTCAAGATCCATCTGCTGTTTAGCCAACTTAATAGAAAGGTTCTTAATCTTGATGAGAATCACTTCACGCTCAGCTTCAGTTTCTGCATATCTAAGATCAGCGATAATCTTATCAACCTGGAATCTCAGTTCAATCTCATTCTTAGGATTGATGAAAGACTCAGTAATTGTAGACATCTCACTCTTAGCAACATCATATCTACGTCTGAAGGATTTTCTACGATCGGCAAATCCAAGAGCATCAGATGCAGAAGATCTAGCAGTTAGATATTCTAGACTTAACAGAGGAACTCCATCTTTAATCATCTGATAGTAATGACGAATATCTTTGTCCATAACAGACATAAAGATAGTCCTCATAGTCTGGAAGTCTCTCTTAACCTCAGTCTCAATACGAGCTTCAGGAGAATTGTTAGAACTATCCATATTGATAAAGTTTCTGGTTCCATCCATTAACTTATTCAAATAGGAATCATATGCATCACCAAGGTTCATATTCTTCAGAACCTCATCGGTACCAACATAGTCATGTGTCATAACAGGAACACGGAACGGTCTACAGCAGATATCAATGAATCCCATGAATCCAACTTCAGAGGAAGAGATACCATCAAACACATCCAGAATATGTTCCATAGTATATTTATTCATCACATAGTTATAAGCTTTCATGAAACGAGTCTTTGCAGAACAAGACTGAATGTTCTGCAGGATATCATGAATAATAACAGCAACGAGTTCTTCTGCTGTATATCTGGTAAAGCAACGAGAATGAATCTCTACAGTATATCCAAACGGGCAAGTCTGATACTGATCAGTCAGTAAGAAAGTGTTAAAGTTTCTATTATACAGAGGAAGAACAACAACATCAGGAATATTGAAATTATCTACTTCATTTACATAGATCTTATCCAGAGAATCCTCTCCATTCATCTCATTGATAAGATTCACAATCTGTTTAGAGACTTCACTATCATGACCTTTCTTGGTCATAAACACGTCCATTGTCGTGATTAATTCTCTCACACAATCGTTGAGTATCATCTATGGCAACTCCTTTCGGAAGGTAATGATTATAGGTATGTCGAGTATAGTTAAAGAAAACAAAAAATAACGCCCTATTAGAGGGCGTTATTTTATTTTAAAATTTATAATTATATTCATAATACAACCCAGCAAGCTGACCATTATATTTAGTTAACGGGGTTGTATTACAAGTCTTCAGTTCATTATAGCGTTTCTTGAGACCACAGTATGTATTATACTTCTCCCATTCTTCATATGGAACATCTTCATCGGTACCAACGGGATAAGAATCTACAAATTCTTGTAACTCTGACATTTCCTGTTGAATATCTTCCATTTCTACGATTTTACTTTCAATGTCATTATTATATTCTTCTATACTATCGTCAATTTCACCGAGTATATCGTCATAGAAAGCGGTAAAATCGAGCTTCCCTGGATCTAAATATTTGAGTTTTGGTGTTATAGTGATAGTCTTCGATGTGCGTTTAACATCAACACCAACAATCGATTCAATACTTACACGATATTTTCTACATACAAAAGGTTTCGTATCATATTGCGTAGTATATATGTCATTTTCATATGGCCAACCTAAACCTATTGCAACTATATCAACACAATCAATATTGATAGTTGCCTGAATATCTATAATATCAATATTATCGTATCTGGCATTGGCGACTATAGCAAATCCAAGACTATCAAGGACTCTACTATCTAATCCAAAATGTTCATATTCTCTAGGTTTTACTTCCATAGTGGCATCATACTTTTTATTATTTGTGTATGTTCTAATCGTATATCTATGGTCGAAACAATCATTAGATACAGAATAAATTGAGGCATGCTCCATTAGATTATCGATATTCTCAGCCATTTTAACCGTTACTTTACTTCTGTCAATAAACACGTCATGCTTCTTTCCATCAAATTCCCACGTCTGCTTCATGTATCCAGGCAATAATTTCATTTTCTGTTTCATGATAAACCTCCATTATTTCATATCTTTAGGATGCACAAGGAAATCGAGCTCAGTCATATCCTTAAATAAGTCAATGAGCTCATCCTTAAACCTGAACGTGAATAATAGCAAACTATCATCAGATATGTCAATTCTCATCTTGAACATATTGATCATAGTTTTATCGTCCTTAAACATTCTTTTATA